AACTGGATACTACAAAATCGACATTGTGAAAGAATTTGATCACTTTTCACAATTAGAAAGGAGGGTAGTAGACTAATGGCATTTGCTAATTACAACGAAAGACCATGGAATGTTACAAACATTGAACTACTAGACTATGTAGATAAGTTTAAAAACTTAAAATCTAACAAAACACATATGTTTAAACGATGGTTAAATGGTAGTCGTTTTGTCTTATTATGGGGAAATAACAAAACCATTAACTTTACATCTGATTGGTCTTTAAAATCAAATAAATCGGAAGATCCTAGTAGAGAAATAGAGGCTTGTATTGATATAAAAAACAATACATTGACTATATTTGATGTAAATATACTAGAACAAGGAGCTAATGTATTTGGCAATCATTTTTCTGGGTACATTACAGTATCGCATCACTGGGGAACAAGGACTTTGTATGAAGGAACTAAGCATGAAATCAAAGGTGCTCAATCTTGTGCTGAATTAAAAAGTAAAAATCAAAAAGACTTTCCATACGCTTGGCGTGGAATGAAGTTTGATTTAGACACATATAAAGTAATAAATGATCCACCTAAAGAAATAAGGCAGAAAATGGATTATTGGAAAGAAGTTACTAGAATCCAAAGAAATGCATCTTCTAGAGCGAGAAGAGCTAATTTAAAAGCTTTAGAACGCTTAGACATATATCGTAATACTGGCAATATTAACGATATAGAAATGAAAGACGCTTTTAGATTATTTAATGTATCTGAAAGACGTGAAGTCATTGATGCATTTGGAATGGATACTATTCTTGCTAGTTGTGAATCTGAAGTATTAGACTTAGATAAAGTAGACAATAGACCATACGAAGTAGTACGAGTAAAAGTAGAAGACAAAACAATGCCAGACGGATCACGTTGGTGTAATTATCTACGAATGGTAAATCCAAGTACATCTGAAGTTCATTTTGAAGGTGTGCCTAATACTCAAAATACAGTGCAAACAGCTTTAAGCTGGAGAGATGGAGACGAAGGAGCTTACGTCAAACCAATAGTGCTTACATAATTGTGAAGCAGTGTGGTTACCCTATAGGGTTTGCTCCTCCAATTGTTGAACTCCGCATCGTTCGGCATAGCTGCACTGCTTCCTTTATTTGCAAATTGCAATCACTGACGGTGGGGACACTAGAGCGTAAGGGGTTACCTCGACCTCCCCACTAGACGTGTAACAACAAATTAGCACAGGTTAAACATAATGAATTGGATATTTTATTCAGAATAAAACCAAAACAGTTTAGCTTGTGCTAATAAACTTAAACAAATAGGAGTTAGAATGAACAAATTCTATGAAATACTGAGAAATCAAGACTATAAACCATTTGTAGAAACAAAAGGTGGAGGTAATTTTTCAGCAGATTATGTATCTTGGGCAGTAATGCACGACTACTTAAAGAAAAACTTTCAATATGTAGAATACAAGATACACGAATATCAAGTTACAAAAGACGGAACAACATTAACATTACCATATATGATGTTACCTAATGGCACAGCCGTAGTAAAAGTTACATTAACATTGCAAGACAATGACGGAGATCAACATAGGCATGAAGAATGTTTAGCGGTACGTAACTTTAAAATGAGTGCTGAACAATCTCCAGATGCTGCACAAGTAGAAAATACTATTAGACGCTGTATAGCAAAAGCAGGTAGTATGTTAACTGGTTTTGGTATAGAATTATGGTTTGGAGAAGACATTAAAGATCTTGATTATAGACCAGAAACATTGAGAAATGGTCAAAAACCTAAAGAAGGTCATATAACAGTAGATCAAAATGTAAAATTAGATAGACTTAGCAGAGACCCTGTATTTAAAGGAACTGATACGTCTACTAAAGTAAAAACTTTAATCGAATCAAATCCAACAGAAGAAAAAGCACAAGCTGCTATTAATAAATTGGATAAAAAGATTAAAGAACTAAGAAAAAAACAAAAGGAGGCAGCATAAATGCCATTCGAGAAAACAGCAACAGTCAAATCTGCTAGAATAGATTATGATGTTGAAAAACAATGGGGAAATTGGAACCCTACATTTGACATGTTTTTAACTATTACGTATAACGATGGACAAGATTGGGACAATACGTTAGAAATCTATGGTAATGTTAAGAAAAACATAGATACTGGCGACCAAAAATCTTGGGGATCAGCATTTAAAGTAAAGAATTTCTTTGAATCTGTATTTAAAGAAAAGAATTTACTAATGAATGATGATTACACAATTCCAGATAAATGGTGCGACACAGCTATCGGTAGACAATTTATGGTATGTTCATACAAAACTACTAAGCTCAAGAAAAGCGGTAAGAATTTTTGGGATACTTATAAAATTGTTGCAAGATCAGACGCATCACAAGGTACGTTAAAAGCTAAAGTTATGAAAGACGTAGAAAATGGCTGGATTAAAAACTATTTTACAGAAGATATGGATAAAGATATTGAATCATCTAATGTAAAAGCAGATTTTGATTTAGATATTTAATTATGAAAAAGCCAACTATTAAATTCATAACAAAACAATGGTTAAGAAACCGTTTAGATAATGGAGTTGAAACTGTTGCTTCTCATGAAATTGAAACAAGTTTGGTACATTACGGAAAAGAGTACTGGGGGAAATTACACACCCCCAGTACTTATTCACGAGCTTGGAGAGACTTAAAAAGTGGAACTGAGCTTGACGACATAGATGTTTCAAAAATTGTAGAAGTAGAAACTAAAAGTGCGGAGACAACATGGAAACTAATAACTGGTGGGTAGAATACGCTACTAAAAGCATTAGCAATAGAAATCATCTTTGCAAGGCAAACGAGTTCCCTGCAATAGCAGCAGAACATCAAAATTTAGAAATATACAGAAGTATGTTTTTATATGATGAAACTATTGTAGAGCATGTAGCAAAAAACAACACAGTTACTGGGTTTAACGGTTTACAAGGAGTAGATAAACTTGTTATTGACATTGATTATATAAAAAATGATAATAACATGGGTAACGAAACTAGGCTAAAAGTTTTAGACGTTGTTGATACAATGACAAAATTACTAATAGAACCAGAGCATTATAATATCTGGTTTTCTGGTAAAGGTTTTCATATACATCTTGGCAACGTTTACGGCTTTGAAGATTCTAATCAAATTGCAAAACAAGTAAGAGCGACAATGCAACGTGACTTTGGAGAATATATAGACATTATATATGATAGCCGAAGATTAATACGTGCAGGTCATTCTTACCACAAAAGCTCTAAGCTGTATAAAATACCTATTTCTTATGCAGAATTATCTGAATTAGAATATATGGATATTGCAGAATTAGCACAGCAAATTAGAACTGACTACAAGCCCCATAAAATAAAACAAACAAAAGTTGTTGGCTTAGATCCAATGGATATGAGCCGTAAAAACATCGCAGAAGTACGTAAAGTATTTGATAATGCTAAAGGTATTTCTACAAGATATATTACATGCGTTCAACATATTTACAATGCTGGTTATGTACCAAATAACAGACATAAACATTTATTAGCATTAACTAGTATTTGGCGTAAAAAATATGCATTTGACAAAATAGCATGTGATCATCTTGCAAGAGCATACATGGCACAAATGGACAATCCATTAGATTCGGTTGAAGTTAGTAGGATTGTTAGCGATGCTTTTAAAAACGACTATAATTATGGATGTAATCACCCAGTATTGCAACCATATTGCGATAGCAAATGCTTATTGTATAAGTATAAAAATCTTGATGAAGAAACAAATATACTAAATGCTGAACAAATGGTTAATAAATTGATAGAGCATTATACATCAGACTTCACAGATAGATCTTTTGACTTAAAGAGCATCTTCCCGTTTATGCCTAAAACGCATTTATTTACCTCTGGACAGCTTATTACGCTAATAGGCGATACAGGGTTAGGTAAAACAGCTTTCATTAGTTATATCATTACACAACTGCCTA